AACCTTCATCGTCGGTAACATCGAAGCCCATTGCCTGAGCCATTTCCGGATTGTTAGTTGCCCATTCGGTAGCAAATTCTACACCTGATTCCTCGTCTTTCTTTTCCGCTTTCTTCTTGGCGAACTTAGCTATGCCCCCGCCTATGCTTTCGGCAAAGTTCTTCATACCTTGTGCTTCAATCTCAGCCGCTTTAGCAAAGCCACTGTAGTCCGCCATCATCAGGCGAGTATCAACTTTTGTTCCTGTTGCAAATGCCATAATTATTTAATCTTTGTATCCATCCACTTGCGGATGATTGTTTTGAGACGAGGTTTGTCAGAGATGAATTTAGCGAATCGCTCTCCGTATTTAATGTATAGTTTAAGGAACCAAGATGGAGAATCATCTGTTACCCATGTCCGGAATTGTTTCCACTTAGGATTGGTAGGTCCGTAGACCTCACGAGCTACCCAGCACATCAGTCCGATGCCAGCCCCTAGGACCTGACCCATCATTGAACTCTGACCGGCACTACGAGAGGCATCAGCTTGAGCTTGTGCCCCAAGAAGATTCATGTTATCTGATCTCTGTGACATAGCCATATTGATACCAACGTTTGGATCAAACAACTGAGGTCCCATTGGACCTGCCGCACCTGCGGTTGCTTGCTGTAGCATCTGACCACCTAGACCTATGGAGGACGAGGGACGACCCAAGATGGTCATACCTACGTCACCTGCTAGTTGACGTGATTGAGCGAAAGCTCCTTGTCCTAGCCCTGCCGCAAACTGCTCACGACCCTGCTGATATTGTTCACGACCAAGAGCGGCTTCAAGGGACGAACGTCCTTGCTGTGAAAAGGCGGTGCCGCCAAGATTGCCTAGCACTGACTGATCAACCTGACGTTGAGCCTCGAACCCCATTGGTCCGGAAGCTCTTTCAAATGCTGACTCAGCTTGACCTGCCGCTAAGTCCGCTAACCTAGTTGAATAAGGGTCGGCATCACGGTAAGCATCAACTACTTGGGGTGCAAACTCCTGCAATGCCGATACATCATCAGCACGTTGTAAGCCTAGTTGATCACGTTGCAATTCACCAGCACGGGTTGACTGTTCTTCGAGTAAATCAAAAAGTCCCTTTTGCCCGGGCATGGACTCAAGCTGTTCCATCTCAGCCCTAACAGAGGCAATTTGAGATGATCGATTATTGCCAATAGAGCTAGCTATGCTCTCGACTTCTCTGTTGTATTCTGCTAGTTCTTTTTTGTAGTCAGGGTTTTTTCTCTTAAATATTCTACTACGGTTGTTTCTAGAGTTTCTGCCTCCGAACCCAGACCTATTGCTCCCAGACGAATAACTAAAAAATTCTGAAGGTTCCGGACCAACCGCCGCAATAGCAATCTTCCTTGCCTCCGAACTACTGACACCTCCCTTGCCTGCTTCTAGACCAGCTAGCTTTGCTTCTAGTCTCTGGTATTGGGGATTATCTTTACCGCCGGCAAGACCATTTGCCATTACATTAATATCCGCTAACTCAAGTGCGGTATACTGCGGACGGAATTGTTGCTCAGCGGCAATCAATCGATTCTGCAATCGAGGATCTGTTACTCCGCTGTAATTTGAAAACCCACCCCCAAAAAGGTATTCTCCCATCGCCTTGCCCGGATCGATGGGGGGTGGTTGATTAATTGTTGTGCCGCCTCCGCCTTTGCCTCCCATAATATTTATTGGTTAATTATTTTTTTAAAAAGTTTGTTGCTGTAAAGTATTCGCTTTGGAAATCCGTTTCTGTATCTTAATCCTATTTTATTCTTAGTAAGAATTTCTGGGCATTTATTAATAAAGTCCTTTGTTAACTCCTTGAAGGAGTCCTTGCCGTCAGCAAAAACAAAAGCCATAAATATGCTGTCCCCGTCTTCTTTGTCAGGTTCCCAGTTATTAACAAAATCCCATCCGTCACTCCTGTCACAATTATACCACATGAATACACCTCTGATAGTCTTGTCTTCATTCTTGTGAACTATTAAAGTTTTCTTTGCCCAGTGATATGCGACCATGAGACGTATGAGGTCCTCGTCCCAGCCATCGAATACTTTTCCGTTCTCATGTTTAATACAAAATTTAACTGCTTCATCTATTTGATCAAGGGCTTCTTTCTGTTCCGCATTTCGCAATGCTAATTGAACTGATTGAAGAAGAGGGTTCATTACTATCTAAAGACTGCCACATCTACGGTGCTTACATCATACGTACTTCCTGCCGGTGCTCCTCCTTGAACTTGCAATGTAAAACTAGTATCAGTCTTGGATATAGTTCGCAATGCAGAAATGTAGGAATAACTACTCCGACCCGCAAAGTTGCCGCCGGTGACGATGGAGTAGTCAGCATCAGGCATTGCTGTAACAAAGGTAAATACATATGTTCCAGCCGAGGATCTTGATACGGTTAAATTTCCGTTGCCAACAGTGCGAAGCACACCGTTGACTCCGTCATAAGAAGCAAAAGCCCTGCAACCAAAATAAGGAGCACTTCCCGCAGTTTGAGTAATCCCGTTATCTGTTATTTCACCATCAACATAAGCCTTAATGCTACCGTCAGTTGCTAATGATGTAGCACTAGCATTAGCCATTGCATTATCCGTGTTAAGTGCTACTGCTTCAACAACCCCATCGCCCGTTGTAGTTCTTCCAAGAATTTTATCTGCTTCAATGTTCTGAAGTTTAGGAAGAGTTACACCGTCAGGTGTTCCATCAACGGCTGTGACCGTGCTGTCCGGTAGCTTGTTTGTAATAACTGAGTCATTGGCAAGACTTGAGGTTCCGATGCCCCCGGTCCTTACCGCAAGGACATCATTCTCATTAACAATGATTGTGGTTCCGTCTACACCGGTAGTGCTAAGTGTAGCATCCGAAATCATTTGGTTTAATTTACCGGCAGTTAACTGCTCGCCATCATTAAAGATTTTACCTGATTGTATTAGTGACATAGTATTAAATTATTAAATTGATTACGGTAGAAGGTTTATTAACCAATGACTGAAACTCCTACGTATGCTTTATCCATTCTATTAGTGCTGTTTTGGGCATTATAATGTTGGACCCTGAAAGAAGTGGTTGAATGTCCAACAATAAAACCTACCCCGTGCTGAACATCAACTTCATTTGAGTAAGATAGAGATATAGCATAAGCTGGGGACGGCATTTCTTCACTGAAGAAAAATTCATAATCACCCTCTCCGTGTCTTGTAACACTTGCTATATTTCCCTGAGCTTGAATAAGTTGTGAAGATCCATTATAGTGACACCAAGCTCTTACACCATAATAGGGGGCATCTCCCGTAGTTTGAGTAATGCCATTACTGTCAACATAAGCCTTAATGCTTTGCTGAGTAGCACCACGGGTAGCGGAACCTCCGACGGTGTCGCTATTGTCAAGCATATCATCATTGTCAAAAAACACACCAGAATCTCCAGTTGCACCTATAACAACATCTACTTCTTCTACGTTACCCTCGCCGGTGGATGTTCTGCCCAGCACCTTGGCTGTGTCGATGTGTTGAATCTTGGGTAGGGTTACACCGTCAGTTGTGTCCGTGCTGTTCAGTAACTTTGCGGTCGTTACTCCGTTATCCTTTATTTGCAATGAGCCACTTGTGGTATCGACCTCAAGACTTGTATTGTCCGTAGCTCCTCCGTCTCCGGCTACAAAAGTAGTGCCACCTACAATTTGGTTTAAGTTAGTATGAGTAACGACATCAGCCGCCGCATATACTTGAGTTGTATTTAAAATAGTTGCCATTATGTTGCTTCTCTTGTTGATCTAAATGCTTCCGCCGCCGCAACCTTTAGGCTACGAACACGAGGACGACCGGTTGTCCGGTCAATTTTAAACTGAAATCCATAGGCTCGTCTGTTCCCGATCCGTCCCCGGATAGAAACATCTTCGTCTTCAGGAAGTAATTGATTATTAAGGTAAGATGATAATTGTCTCAGATCTATTGTAGCATCAAGATTTTCTGTTATACCAGTAATAAAGAAATCTGACTTTAAGTCAATATGTGATTGAACTTGCATCTCAAAGTTATTCCACTTCTTCCGGTCAATGGTTTGATTAGTAAACATTCGGGTTGTCATTGAACCCTCAATCCCCGGAACAAGTATAAGGCTGTCCGGATCCGTTGTTCCAGCCGCAACCTCAGTGATAATACGATCATTACCTTGGTCCAGTGCATCAAGTTTATGAATGCCGCCGTTTGTGCTAAGTGAATAAACCCCACGATTTTCTCCGTCACCGGCTACAATAAGTTTTTTAAACTCAAAGCTACTGTCTCCGACATTGTCAACTGATTCCCATTGCTTGTTAAGGAAGTTATAAATAACAATTCGATTGTTGAACTGAGCACGGTTTATTTGTGCTGTTACATCTCCGTTGGCATCCACCGTAATTACTTCCTCGTTAAGAGGAATTGCTAAGTAATATCGATTGTCAAAATAAACTCCGGAACTTTCATGCCATAAGTCCTTGTTAATCAACTTGATTGTATTATTAATTGGTTCACTGAGTGGCACTTCATTTCCACGAAGATTGTATAAATCTTGGAAGTTTGCACCGTATACACCATTGTCAGATAAAAACAAAACGTTGTTACCTACCTGAATTATGCTATCTCGGGCAACACATCCTACTTCGTTGGTCAGCAACTGAGTCTGAGCGGTCCTAAGATCTCCACTGTTTACGGCTATATGAATACTGTTGCGGTTAAATACTAATAGCTTGTCATCAGAGAAAGAATGAAGACCAACCGTGTGGTCAGCAGTTCCTGCATTAAATCTAAAGTTAGCAAAAACCTGATCGTATGTATCTGAATCAAGAATATCGCTTACAGCTATTTCATCTTTCCTTCCTGTTTGAGTAATCTTGGTAGTCTCAGTCGGCAAGCCTATGTTTATAGTTTCTTGAGTAGAACGAAAAGGGGTAACCAATCTACGTTGGTGATAGACCCCGAACTCAGGTGCCGGCATATGCATAAAGCCTAATCCGACTGACACTGGCTTTGAAAATATTACACCAGTTCTACTGCTTACTGTATCTTCCTCTTGAACATAAAACTTAATTGTATCGGTAGTTTCGTCCACAAAAGAAACTACAAATTCATCTCCTAATTCCAGCGAGGAGTTTCCAATATTCTCAATGGTTATTGTATTTCCTACCTTTAAGTTAACTATGTCTGCCGCCGGGACCGTTCCTACTGCTTCGCCATCTGTAATATCAAAACTACTAAAAGTTATTTCGGCAGGTTGTCTGAAGGTTCCGTTTGCAACTAGAGTAAACGTTGGGTAAATCTTTGAATCACCGGTAACCGTATAGTCTTCTGTCCCTGATGTCGCTACATTATAAGTAAATGTTTTTTCAGTTGTGCTTGTTATTTCAAACTGTCCGTTGGGATCAATGGTTCCTTTGGTAACATCACGTATCTCTATCATGTCTCCAACATTTAATCCGTGAACCAAAAATGTTTCTACATCAACCTCCGCACTGGCGGTTTGAGATATTGTTTTAATAGTAATTGGATTAAAGAACTTCCGGTTCTCGAGTGCAACCTGACTATCACGAAAAATAAACAATCGATTAAATGCTTGAATCATATCCGACAGTTCAAGTACTGATTCCCCGGTGGGGAACCTCATTTCAAATGTCTCATTAGTTGATAAATTTAAAACTAATGCCGACAAGTTTGTTGATATTACTATGTATTCTCCGTTATTAGTAGCATTAGGATCACTGTATTTAGTTCCGGAACGAACACCAACAACTTGTGATACATCTAAAATAGAACGTCCTGCCGGAGAAGACAAAGGCTGTGTGCTTAGGACCTCGGTGACTGGAGTAAAAGGTAAAGTAAATGATGTCCTTAATCCTTGTGCCGGCGGCTTAATAGATCCTCCCGAAAATGTAGTTATGCCTGAGTCAAATTTAAATCTATCCACATCAGCAACGGCGGTAATTATGTGACTGCCATTTACGTCAGGAAAACTTGTTCCTCCGTATACACCATTTATAACAACTGTTTGTCCTACGGAAAATCCATGATTAGTTAACTTAACAGTCACGATTCCGCTAGCAAGTATAGAAAGATTTTCCATAACTCTAGGCAATATTCCTACAGTAGTAGTAGGATCAACTCCGACGAACTCACTCGAGTTAGGTAAACGAAGTGTATCTTGTCCTGTAGCAAACGGAGCATTTAGAATATTAATTCCACGTCGAACCTGCCACTCCCCATTTAAATCAAGGCGACCATTCTTTGATTCAGCCAAGATCCCTTTCTGTAATTGGTCAGGGCGGACACGATTATTAAACCCAGAGAATGCAATCTCTAGGTCTTCTTGCATTGGGTCGTCTTCACGACCGTAGGATCTATATCTTCCGGGCATTAGCAGTTCCAAGCTTTGCGGCTCCAGTAGTTAGCCGACAACTTATTTGATTTACCTTTGATCCCTCCGCTTCTTGCACAGTAGCTTTTCTTCCGTGCCGGACGGTTTTTCTTTATGGTCATGTTTGCATCACCAAACCTGACAACCTTTTCTTTGCCACCTTGGCAAGCCTTGACAACAAACTTCTTCCCACCTTGCACATCTCTGCGAGGTGAGTTGCATTTCATTTTACTTTTATTTATTGCCACGTTTTACTTTTTCTTTTTAGTCGGTGGTCTTCCTCGTTTAGTTCCGTATGTTCCTTTTCCTTTTGGCATAATATATCCTTTTATTTGACTTGTGATGATCCGAAGTAAAAGCCAACAATAGCTAGTGCTGTCTGGCGAACCTCCGGTAGAATAACGAATCCTTGCAAGGTGTCCCATTTAAGGGTCTTGAATAGCCCTAGAAAGCCGTTTGTCTCTCTACCTATGGTTACCCCTACGTCAGTGAATGCAAAGACGAATGGGGCTACTACAATGGCAAAGAACGTTATTGCTACTAATCCCCGGCGAACCCATACACCGCCCCGGGCAGATGCTTTGTCCGCAGACAGGTCCGCCACGTTCTGACGTTGGATCATTGCCTCAAGGGCACGACCCTGTGCTTCGGCTTGAGTGGCTATAAGTTTCATTATAAATCCTGAAACACTACCGCCTAGCATTGCTAATAGTTCTATTGTCATTTGTTCATCCCTTTCCATATTTTAATAATGGATGATACCATGTATCCAAGTGTAGCCAAGCCTACGAGCAGGCTGACGAATGCATTAATTTCCTGTAATCCTAATGTAGCCAAAAAACCTCCGGTTCCTATAAATGATTTTGTAAATATTTCTTCCATGATTAAAAGTCTGGAGCCGTAATAACTGTCCATCCTGCATTTTGTAAAATAACTTTATTAGCTAATCCTGCGGCAGAAGCCTGAGCATTACCTCCGCCTACACTTAATTTTTTTGGATTAGTAAATGTTCCTGCCTTGGCGGCAAATTTTGCTAAGATAAGATCAACATCTGATTCAGATAAACCACAGGTACCTGCATAAAATTCTTCTATGTTTTCGTGAACATCAAAGTCAGAGGCAACCGTTAGCTTGTTAGCCAGTCCTTTATTGTATTCAACTATACCCCCGTTACCTACGTGATAATAAACCAATTCTGGGCAATTAGAAAGAACAGGTATTTCACCGGTTAACATAATGTGAGGATTTAAAAAACTTGTCCCCATGCCATCATCTTGCCCGTATGCACTATATCGTTTAATATTAGAATTATCTGATATGTCGTGAATTGCTCCACGGAAAGCATTTCCTTTAACTACATAGTTTATTTGATTATCCACCTGTTGCGGCAAGTCCCCTGTAAAGTTATTATCATCAATGAACAGAGTTGATGC